AGTTCTACCTTCAGGATATCGAGCACCAAGTCTTAATTCTGATTGGAGTGCTGATTGCTCCTGGAAAGTAGCAGCGGGAATATCCAAACGGACACGCCCAACACCATTAGGTTGACTTGTACGAATGATTGCATCTGGACCCATAGGCATATCCAGTACATCATCAGGTACTACCAAAGGAGCCTGGATCGACTTTTCAGCCGCTTCCATGGCTAAGTTAGCAAAACGTGCACGAGCAAGTTGTACGAATACAACATCGTCAAACTGTCCTCGTGGTTGACCATCAATGGAAGGACGCTCTGCTATGAGAACTGTCATCTTACCCATTGGGTTTTTTGCTTGACTTAATATTAAATTCTTGCGTGAAGGAACATAAAGGATGATATCCTTTTTATCCATGTAGCGGATAATTTCAACTTCTTGGTTAAGATTCTGCTCAAATCCAAATACACCTAATATGATGTTTGCGTACTCAGGGAACTCATTTGCTAGTTCGCCAATTGATTTATTGTAACGCTTAGCATAGGCTACAATACGACCAAAACGGTCACGCTCATAATAGGCACCAGTTGGATCTTCCACGCGGATACGTGGCATATCGTTTTCCCAGTCTGGCTCAATGTGGATTGGCAAGAATCCGTATGAGAAGTACTGGTCAGCACCTGGGTACATCTGAGTCTGTAGACGAGATGTATAGACATAGTTGTTTGCAATCATGCTTCGCTTGTCGGCAAAGGCACGTGCTGAATCTGATGTTACATTTGTTGTAGAACAGTTAATTGATGGCAGTGGGGCTAGAACTTCAGCCAAGTCACGTGCTGCAACGTCGATAAAGTTTGCAACCATAGCATGTGGCAAGTCAGCAGGAAACATATCAGGAAAGACGTGTGCCATCTCGCCCTTACGTACCATGAGAATCTTGCCCATGCTGTTATCGCGGTCTGCAGCGCGATGCTTCATGGCATCTACACGCTGTGCGATAGCCTTAATATCTGCCATTATTGTCCTTACGATTGATTAAAAAATTATTTACCAAAAGATGTTTTTGGTTTTGGTTTAGGCTTGGAGGTAGACTTTGAAGAATTAACTCCAGAAATTTTTACACCTGTCTCACGACGAATTATTGCCTCGGCACGAGATAATGTGCGCTTACGATCTGCAATTCTCCGTTTTTGCATTTGGTCTTTTTCTTTTTGCGTTAAGTTTGAAGTACCCTTAGGAAGAGTAAAAATTGTATCAGCAGTCTTAGGACTACTTGCCAATTTATTGTAACGTGTCATTTGAGCAGGTGTCATTGGAAGTTTATACTTTTTACTATTTGGTGTATAGTTACTTGGTCCTTCTGCTTTAACTTTTTTTGGTTTGATAGCCATTTTATTCCTGTTCGCCTAATTCGTAATCATTAAGATTAACTATGTATCGAGTATTCTTTTGTCTTTCAGTTGCCCACTTGTTCGGTAAGTGGCTTTGACCCATGCGGGTAGTGCCAATAACTTCACGTGCACGTAGTTCACAGAACCACAAAGCCATCACGCAGTCTGTCTTACCTTTAGTGTCAGGCTTCCAAGTAATCAATTGCTGGATTAGAGCCTTGATTCCTTCGGATCCATCCTGAGATGGTAACTCGATTAAGTTATCATCTTGATGTGTATTGTTACGCATAGTCCCAAAGAGACCAGACATAGCGGCTACACCAAAACTTGTATCCCACTTGTTCCTACCAGTGAACTGACTAGAGAATTTCACACCAGCAGATGCTAGGAAAGACCTTAGTACGTCATCTAGAGCGTATGCTTTCTGATGAGCGTTAGTTTCAATACGTAGTTCTTGTGGACGATACTTCTCAACCCAGTCCTCAATAAGATTCTGAATCTTCTGTGGAGTAGGTTCTTGCATGTTCTCTACATCTAGGATGTAGCGTTTTTTTGTCTGACGGTCAACCGTCATAATAACAGCAGCGGTATTACCAGTCATCGCTGGGTCTAAGCCCATGATGGTGTACCACTGACCTTGTTCACTGGGATGCCCAGGAACTCCAGGCTTTAGATTCCCGCGTTTTCGCATCCTGTTGATTGAACCCTGGACACACGTAGGGGGAAATATTGAATCTTCTTGTATATCCTGTTGCTGGTAAACAAGTGCCCAAGCAGAAGGAGAAACCTCTGAGCGTCTACGGAAGAGTGCTGGCCCATTCCATTTAGGATAAAGACCGTCTTCATCGGGAACGAGAGTTTCATCTGAACCTTCCCACGGGATGTTTGACTTGGGCCAAAGTGTGATCCATTTTTCTGGGTCATCATTGAACTCCAATACTGCTGGCATTGCCATGTATGTAAAAGGTGTCCTGCCACCCGTCCAGTGGTCAGGATTACGAATCTCACGGTACAGATCATTTGCAGCGATACGGGTTCCTACGATAAGTAGTTTACCGTTATCACCAAGTCTTGTTACAACATCTCGCTGGAGCCAGAGAAGTTGCTTCTCCCACTCGTGGGCGTTTGAGGTAGTAACTACGTCATCAAGGATAATCAGGTTAGAACGTGCACCAGTGATCTGACCACCAACACCTAGTGCCTGAACAGTAGGGTCTTTTTCAGTGGAGTCACGGCTGAGATAAATTCGATCAGCCTTCCAGGTATCTGCATCTTCTTTCCAGCCACCAGAGGAGCCGTAGACAGATTGCATCTTAGCCCAGCGCTCATGAGACAGGCGCTGCTTGATGGAGTAGAGATACTCCTTGGCGCGTTCCTGTGTCTTGGAGACGATGGTAATCTTAATATTTGGATCCATGGCAATACGGTAGACACAGTAGTTGACTGTAATGACCGTAGACTTAGCATGCTCAGGGGGTACGTTTAGTAGCAGACGTTTCGGGCTGGCAGGCTCATAGACCATCGAGTCATGCATGTAGGATGGCTCACGGTTCTCAATAATGTCAATCCAGGAACGGTGATGAGGAAAGATCGGGCTATCAAGGAACTCTTGTGAGAACTGCTCAAAGCCTATCTTGAACTTGGCATCTCCTGTGACAATGGAGAGAACTTTCTCACCCTCGCCTCTAGCCTTATCGAGAGCCTTCATAAAGGCTTCGTCCTTGCGCCAGTCTTTCATGACATCAGGCTTGCGATCTGCTCTGGCTATGGCATCATCTAGGGATAGTCCCTGCTTAATAAACTCTAGGACTTTAGCCTTGGCTTCTCGCAGGGCAACAACATTATGATGCTCCTTGCCGCTATTAGCAGCCATTATAACTCCCCCTATTAATTCTAGCAAATCGGGGGTTATTATCCCCCTTCGTTCAGCGCGCATAAAGCGCGCGCTTCACTACCCCCTAGGTTCGTGATTGGCAATAAGCCAATCCCTCACACTCGATAAACTCGCTTCTTGCGACCGCTCGTTTATTTGTTATTACATATATACTAACCCGTTCAAATACAAAAACCGAACGGTACGATATTATAAATGTGACTGAAGTCACCTATATTATAGTATTATAACGGACATATAGGGCACACTGAGCGCAAATACTGGTAAAATATTTTTGCGCGATAGTGTAATACTATCCGGGACGGATATAACAAGCACTGGGGTCGCCCGAGCGACCACGAAGTTTTTAGGCAGATAAGAGTGCGAGGGACGAGCACCATTCTGCCTTTCAGGGGGTCGAGGGGGATTTATCCCCCCGTGTTTTTAGTATCGCTTCCGCGATTTAGTAACCCGCGAGGGTCTACCGCGAGCGACCGAAGGGAGCGAGCGCGGATTTTTTTGTGTTGGGGAAATACGGCGGTTTGTGTTGGGGGTGACTATCTGCGCAGGGCTTGGGGCTTCGGGCTTCTACGGGCTTCCTGTGGCTTCTGAGGGGTATTCCTTCGGGCTGACTGTACGATAATCGTACACGCCTGAAACACGTCATGAAATGGATTTGACTCTAGGGGGGAAAGATGAGATGATTCTCTTATCAAGTTAGCGAACGCCTAACTGATAGAAAGCAGGAAAACGAAATGACTACTTCAGTAATCGCAACACCAAGCAAGGACATGGCAAACACTTCTCTAGTATCTGATTTTAAGGCATCATTAAAGCCTGTGCTCGAGAAAGAGAAATCTCTATGGGTCGAGATGGTCGGACTCATGGCGAACGACGATTTGAGCGTTCGCGGTGGCAAGGCAACTATCGAAGCGGTGAACGCTGAAAGCGGTTCGCTTCCAACTATCGCGGTCAGCGCGGTTCAGTATTTTCCAAGCGCTGGCTTCATTTATCACAACGTACTTGGCGCGAAGGATGCCAATCTCTCCGCGTTGCTGAACGTCACAATTCAGGGAACACGCAAGTTAGGCGCCAAGCGTTTTAAGGAATTGGTAGACGTAAGCAACGACTTTAAGAAGTTATCGAAGGTCGTGGCAGATGCTCCTGCGAAGGAGAAGGCAGAAGGCAAGGCGAAACCTGAAGGCGTGGACGCGCTAATCGTGGCGCTCGCCGAAGCGCTCGAAGCGGATACTTTCGAGGGTATTCTCCGCGACCCTGAACTTGCTGAAGCGGTTGCCAAGCAACTCGGAGCGTGTGCGAAGCACTCGAAGTCAATTAACCACCCAGCAGGAAAGCAACTTATCGCGTCATAATCTCGAAGCGCGAGGCGCTCGACTCCTTCGGGGGTCGGGCGCTTTCGCATGTCCGCGCGCGTGGCGCGCGAAAAGTTTGTGTCGGTTAGTTTGTGTCGGAAGCAGTAAGTTCAGCCGTAGTCGCCGTTATTAGTTTGTGTCGGGGGCAGGGGCACAGCCGTAGCCGTAGCCGTTGGGGTTTGACTTAGCCAGCCGTATCCGCTATTCTTTGATAGTGGACATCTGCCCACACCTAGCCGTACGATAATCGTACAGAACGGAAGTAAAATGTACCTAAGCACTTGGGACTTATTAGCAGTTATGATAGCCCTAATCACATCAGTAACACTCGTCATCACAACGGCTCTTGCTAACGCAAGGCTACAGAAAAGAATCATCATGCTTCGCCGTCAGATTAACGCTGGTCGCTAATCGTGATTAACGAATACTCATTTGGTTGGGGCTATGTGGGCATAGGTGACTGTGACCGCTGTTGTAACCCATCACATCTCTTTGCTCACTCAGCCCTAACTAGGGGAGAAATAAGATGCGAAGGATGTTTAGCATCTATGATACAACGCGCAATTCAGTACAATTCTTACTCAGAGGAGATGCGCGAAGGTCTGTTGTTATCTATCAACGAACTACCTAGCCTATCTCCTGAGAAGTATCCATTTATTGCCGTTACTCCTACCTGTGATGCGTGCCAACGCATGGAAGGTCAAGGGCAATACCGCTTCGTAGAAGCAGTAGTCAAGAACGATGAAAATGTGGAACGTACGATTATCGTACACGCTAGATGTACAACTGGTTGCTATGACTGCGATAGAATCATAGCCACTACCAACAACAGGATGAACCCTTATCAAACAGATTGGAGAGTGCCGTACAATGACTTTATCGACATCACAAGAGTGGATGGAGATGATAGATGCGAACCTTGCGCCGTTGTTTACAGAGATGAACGCGGAGCACATGACTTCACTTATTGTGAATCGTGCGATAGCCAATGGCATGATAACGAAACACGCTACTACATGGGCGAAAGATACTGCGTTACCTGTATCCAAGATAACGCGTACGATTGTGAAGATTGTGGTGACGAGTGCTGGAGTGGTAACGACCACTACTGCGAGAGTGACGGCGAGGAAGACGACGGATACCGAGAAAACTCACCTATCCACAGTTACTCCTACCGACCTAGCCCTGCTTTCTTTGGAACAGGAAAGTATCATCTAGGCTTCGAGTTAGAAGTAGAAACTCGCAACTCATCACGCTATGAAGGTGCGGAGTTGGCTCAAAACTTATTCGGTGGACACGTCTATCTTAAAGATGACGGCTCACTCAATGACGGCTTTGAGATAGTCACGCATCCGCACACTCTCAATGAGTATCAGACTAACTTTAATTGGGATGGTCTGAACAAGTTAAAGAATCAAGGTCTAAGGTCTTGGAATACAAGTACCTGTGGCTTACACGTTCACGTATCACGCACGGCGTTTTCAGTAGAAGGTGTACGATTATCGTACGAACAACGTATCTTACGCCGTCAGGCTCATGAGTTACGTTTCATGAAACTTATCTACGACAATGAACGCCAAGTATGTCGCATCGCTGGTCGTAGTGGCAATAACTACGCATCATTTATGGACAAAGGTAAACTGGTACGCAAGGTCAAGAACGGCGTACAAGAAAATGGCAGGTACTCTGCTATCAACACCGAAAATGATGACACTCTAGAAGTGCGTGTGTTTAAGGGTTCACTCAGACCTGAACGCGTACTCTCTGCTCTTGAGTTCGTTACTGCTTCGGTAGAATACACTCGTGACCTGCCTATCAACGGCAAGAATAATGCTCTCTCATGGCTGCGCTTTACTGGCTATGTTGCTCAGCATGCTGAAACTTATCCGAATCTAGCAATCATTATGAACGAATCGTTCAATAGTGATTATCCAGCCCAGCAAGACTAACCCGTACGATTATCGTACAGAAAGCAGGTAAATGATGTGTATGTTATGTGTGGTTCCGCCAAACGTAATACCAACACGTTCCAAGTTAGAAAATAGCGCTCTTAATAATCCGCATGGCTTTGGCTTTGCGATAGTTATTCCTAGCGAGAAACGTATCCATGCTGAACGCACCATGAACGCCGATACTTCTATCAACCGCTTCCTAGAGATGCGCGCTAAGTATCCCGAAGGTTATGCCATGTGGCATGCTCGTTGGGCTACTCATGGAAGTACCACTATCGAAAACTGCCATCCGTTTAAGGTCGGCGGTGATGACCAAACTTACTTGGCTCACAATGGTATCTTACCAATCCATGAGCCTATCGGAGATACTCGTAGCGATACGCGCATCTTTGCTGAGGACTTGCTCCCTGCTATCGGTGGCGTTACTGCCCTAGATAACACCCAAGTCGTCAATTTATTGGAAGACTTTACATCAGGTTCTAAGGTGTGTGTGCTTACAGTAGACCCACGCGCTCAGTACCAATGCTACCTAATCCATGAGGAGAAGGGTAAGACTGATGAGTCAGGCGTGTGGTGGTCTAATGATACTTGCTATCTACCCACTACCAATAACACTTGGAAGTCTATCAGTCCACACGATTTTGGACTCTATGCCAAAGATGATGAAGAAAGTTTCATAGACTGCGGTGTATGCGACTTAGTTGTTCCCATTGAGGAAGTAGAAAATGAGTTCTGTCCACAATGCGGTTCATGCTGGGACTGTAACGCTTATGTGAGTGACTGCTTATGTTACTCAGGTGCTAGACCTAGCAAGGCGTACGATAATCGTACAGTCACAAATTGGGATAAAGGCGGGTGGGGCTGGTGATACACACAAGTGAAATCATGAACGCTCTTATCAGCGCAGGTCTTACCTATTCACCCGAAGGGGGCGACCCGTATCCAATGCGACAAAAGCCTTGCGCTGAAGTTGCTACGATACTAGCGGAGTTCCTTGCTAATCATGGTGTTGCGGTGTACCATGATGTACCTAACGAGGTGCTTCATGGGTAATCCAACTCCGTACTATTACGGCGTACGCGCCGAGTTGTTCCTTCATGATGCTGAACAAGCATTACGTGAAGGGCAGAAAGAAAAACACGCACAACTGATGTTGCGAGCCACGCAGTATCAGCAACTGGCAGGACAACTGCCACTAGAGGAAGGTCTACATGACCAAACACTACATAGAGCGTAAATGCTACGCATGCGACATTGACCTAATGGTCGTATCGCATGATGTTAGCGAGCGCTACTATTGTAATACTTGCGCATGGGCTAAGTTCTCTGCTCCGTACGATAATCGTACAGTTCAGGGGGCTACCCATGAGTGAGAATTACCCTAGTTTCACCAATACCGCATCCTGTAGTAGCCATGACCCAGACTTATGGTTTCCACAGGAAAAAAGCGGTACTAGAAACTGGACACGCACACCTGATGCTATCAGGGCACGGACGATTTGCGCTTCGTGTCCTGCTAGGCAGGAATGTTTCGACTACTCTATAAAGTATAGCAATCTATACGGCATCTGGGCTGGACTAGATTGGTATGAACGTAAAGAGATACAAGCAGAAGATGGAATAGATACAACGGAATGGTTAGATACATTTACCTTTTCGTTCTTTCACGATAGGAACGTATCCAATGACGAATAAAGATGAGTATGAATACTTTACTGAGAGTATCGGTGAGCAATTTATGCTTATGCTTTGGACTAGCATAGGTACCCTTGCTCTTGTCGGGATAATTCTATCCTTTGCTTTATAGTGTACGATAATCGTACAGAAAGGAATAACATGAGCGACCAATGGAAGGCAGTTGTAGAGCGTACAGAAGTCAATGATGACTTAGGTATAACTATGACTGACGAACAATGGAAAAAGTTAGTGTACAACCTAGATAAATCAGCGTACCATGCGATAGATGCTGTGATTGAGGAAGAACTAACTTAGTGTACGATAATCGTACAGACCCCTTACGCTTCGCGCGTAGGGGGTTTTTCTTTGTCCTTTTTATACCAGCCAGCGCCAGTCTTATGCTGGCACTCACACCTTGTACAACTCTGATGAAGAGTAATGGCTATGTTATAATCTCCAGCACCATTAGCGGTTCCTGCTGCCCTACAAGGTACGCAAATCATGCGTTGTCTATACCTTGAGGATTGGGAGCGGAGTCGGGAGAAGTTTGTGTTGGATAGACATCGCCGTCGTCTGGAGTATCCTTGCCATACCCCTCTGCAAAGATAGCATTATCCTGAATTAGGTCAATATACTGGTGGAACAAGTCTATGAAAATACTTACCTGTGAAAGTAAGTTGGCTGCAAGATCACGCGAATCTATGAGTAATTTAAGATCCGCTTCTGTATGTGAATCAATCCAAGTCTTGTCCTGCACTGTCGACTCCAGAGTCTTGTAAATCTCCGTCACCTGTACTATCCCCATTGATCTGTTCATTTGCTTCTTCCTCCGTGTAGTCTCTCTCCTTGCGTGGACGAGATCCACCAAGAAAGTTTAATAGATTATTAACTGCTCTGTTCACACGCATACGAGATGCGTCCTCAGAGATACCTAATTCTTCTGCAAGTGTAGCATTGTCACAACCATCGCCGAAACGTAGATAGACAATAGTAAGTTGTTCTTGGGTTAAACGAGTTAATGCTTTGTCGATATCAGCCATCATGGCAAACCAATTGCCGCCTTCTGACGCAACTTTCTTAGCCTTGGTAAAGCCTAGTTCAGTCATAGATGGTGCATTCAGGTCTCTACGAAGCACTGATGGTAGCAATAACTCAACAACCTCACGGTCATAGTAATAGTTATCTTCTACCTTGTAACCAACAGCACGAGCCTTCTCACGCTGGCAATAATCCTTAGCAGCATTACGTAGAGAACGTGCAATCAACTTAGTAGACTGTTTACCTTCTAGTGATTCCCATGTGTGCACCTTATTAGGGTGCTCCATGAACCAGACCCATAACTCCTGACGGATGTCATCAGCATCGCACATGTGGAACTTACGAGAGAACTCATAAGCCACCTGAGCAACTAGGTTTTCGTAGTCTTCTATTACCATTCAACGCTCAACCAAATGAATCCAATAGTAAGATTTACACCATACTTGCCAATGTCAAATCCAATTCCAAATATGTTTAATGATGAACCGAAGTAGAAAGTAAACCTCTTAGTGCGGTGTTCTTTTACCATTTGAATACTTTCCCGTCTACTGTAAATGAATTGTTGATGATAGGCACTAACTGTGGTGTAACATTCTTTCCATCTACGTGCAGGATGCCAAAGCCCTGTTGCCATGTAAACAACCCAGCCTTGATGTATTTTGCATTACGGTAATCCATAAGATTACCAAGTTCTAGACCCCAGATAGTCTTAGGCTTACCACCACGATAGGTCTGAGTCTGGTGTAGTAGACCCATACGATGTGTATGTCCACAGACTACAGACATGCCTGAACGCTTCGCTAGACCCAATGCAGTTGCTCCTGCAGTAGGTTGTACGTTACCTTCATCACCGTGCATAAGCAACCAGCCTGGTGCTAGTTCATACGGATCTTTGTGATATTTAATCTCTAACTCATCGAGTCCAAGAAAGTTTTCTAATTGTAATTCAGGAAGTCCAAGAAGTCCTGGTGCTCTCATAGCAACTGTGTTGAATAATCTATCAGTGTGATTACTACGCACCATGTGCTCAACAGTTAAGTCATACAGTAACTTACGTGTAAGGTCACGGTCACGTCCGATAGAGCGTTCAAACTCTAACTCTGTGCCCTTACTCCATTTACTGATTGTCTGCATATCCATTTCATCACCACAGGACACAACAGTCTCAGGTTGATACCACTGAATGAACTTTGCCACAGCCTTCGTGGCTTCTACATCGTGATACGGTACTTGAAGATCGGAGATGCAAACAATGTTTTTCATTTCTTCTTTGTCGCTTTCTTTACCGTCTTCTTAGCACGACGCTTGTTCTCTAGACCAACATTCTTTTTCTTAGAGATAGTACGAAGGTTAGAAATCCTATCGTCACCAGCACGACCTTTGTTATTCTTATGGTCTACTTCTGTCCCACGTGGTAACTTCTTACCTGTGGCTTCTTCGTAATCAACTCTAGCCTTATTGCTAGAAGTCGTAACCACCGTGCCATCTTTCTTCTTTCTCTTAAAGACGTAGATTGGTCGTCCACCATTGGCTTTACTGCCTTTGTAAGGTCCGAATATCTTTCTCATTTCATTTCCTTTATCTTAACGTCAGATGGTCCAACGATGTAAACATCGTAACCTTCGCCTTGTTCTGGAACTTTTAACATGTCCATAACTTTCCAGTATGCGTTCTCTTTAGAGTCAGCCTCTACTTCTGTAGAGATGCGATTCCTTTGAGTTAAATTCACTTTGTATTTCATTCGTTTGGCCATTGTCCTCTCAGAACCATCAGTCCGATGATTGCATAGTTAGCAAGGTCTTTGAATGAATCCTCTAATGGTTCATGAAGACCGTCCTGCTTGTTATCTACTAGGTTATTAATACGAGCCATCTTATCCCACATGCGTACACGTAGCCCATTAATTGGACCACCTGGTGCTAATGCGATATTCTTTGGACCGTAATCTTTATGCTTGCTCAATAACAAGATAGCAAGTTCATCAAAGGTTTCCCATACGTCTAGGTCAAACCTAGTAGGGTCTCTAAAGTCAGTGCTAGACACTGCTTTTTCACTCATTTTCTTTTAGCAACCCCTCTACGCCTTCCAGTATGGAAGACATCTCCGATTGTACTACAGCCTCATGAATGAACGCATCTAGGTCATCACCACTAGCATTGACCATCATAAGAGTTGCACTCTGTATGTGGTCGTATGCGCCTTCTAAATCACCATCATCAATTATCTCACTGAGTATGCTGAGAAACTCAAACAAGTCAAAAGAATAACGCTTGTTAAGGCGTACTCCCCAACCATACTCAACTCCACAGTGATCTAAGAATTCAAAGATATCACAGGTAGAAAAGTCACAGTCAGATTGTTCGCACTCAAAGTGTCCGTCTTTAGGCATTAACATTATTGTGCGCTCTCAATCTTTTGTCTGAAGTAATCTGCTCCGTGTATTCTGTACATTGAGTTGACATCTTCACCCTCTGGCATCTGTACAACAACCAAATTCCCCAGTTCTCGAGAGAGTGACTTGCCAAATTCCGTACCCGCATTGTCTCCATCTGCGAATAGGAAAACTTTATCGAAGTCTGCTAGCAATTTACTGTAGTGTTTCTTCCAGTTGTTGACTCCTGGTACACCAACCGCAGGTATCCCGCAAACATTATCCAATGTGATCGTGTCAATTTCACCCTCGCATATAGAAATATATGAGGTTGCGCGGAAGAGCGACGCAACGTTATAGAGGTGCGTAGTCGCACCCGATAGTCCCATATATTTTGGTTCGGATAAGTCCATCGACCTGAATCGAAGGTCAACCACCCCCGAACGCGTGATGTAGGGAATAGAAAGACGGTTGACATATTGTTCATGCCCCGTAAGCGGATCGAGTACGACGCCCAAGCGAACTTTTGTTGCTTGCTCCAGAGTTATCCCCCGTTCTGCGAGGTATTCCTCCGCTTCGTGTAGTGCTCCGTGATAATACTTCGCCGCGCGCGTTAAGGATTCCCTTTGCGATGTTGATTGCTTCATTAAACTTCACTCCCTCTTTAGCCATAATAATGGCAAAACCGTCGCCCTTCATCTGACATGCAAAACAACAAAATGCATTCTCTTCTGTATTAGCAGAAGCAGAGGCATGCGAATCCTCATGGAACGGACACTTCATAGAGAACCAACCATGTCGAGTTGGTACACGTGCACCGTAATGTTCTAGTATCGCGCTGATACTTGGCTTGTCATATTTCATACAAGCAATAGGAGTTGAATAATAGCCAGCAATTCCATTAGTGATAACTGTAAAAACATAAGTAAATTATTCATGCTCCATCGCTTTCCGTAGTAGTTCTACCCAGACAGATACTGGCATACTTGCATACCAATCCGCAGGTGAACCTTTGCCTTTACGTTTATGAATTACTACACCAGTCCATGCCTTAGCATGTTTAGTTTCTAAAGTCATCTCTTCTATCCAGCCAGATAGCGCCATCTTTGCGTGATCTTTAATTTCAATGCAGACGCCATTGATACCAGCGATGTCACCTTTATCTTCCGTGGCTCCCGCAAGCCGACGTTCTGCATACGGGAACCACGTTTGAAGATAGTTAACTACATCGCGTTCTGCTTTAGAGCCTTTGGCTTTAGCAGCACTGCTCATTAGTACCAACCATTTCTATTGTGAAAGGCTAGTGCCTTTGACGGTGAGCCGTAACGGCTCTCGATATAGCGTAAGCCTAGGTCAATTTGACGAACCATAGGTGTGCTCTCAGACATGTTTAACATCTGAGGTATTCCATACGCAGTTGAAGTTGGATTGTTCGCCGTATAATCCCAGCGAGACTCCCTACTCCATAGAGTATAGAGTGATTTCCACTCATAGTTACTCTTGTATATAGCCATAACTTTCGCGCGTCCGATACGTTTCGCAGCCTTCTTCATATATCCAATCGACATTTCGCATGGGTGCACCGCACTCACGTGAACCATCTCGTTTATACGTTGAAGCGAAAACATCGCACCCACAGTGTGTGGCAGTGTACCCACAAAGACTACAGCAGCCATTATCCACGCGTATGTTGTTAGTTTCATTCTTACTCCTCAATTGGGGCAGTTGCCTGTGTTCCACAGTCAGCACACTCCATATCTCTGAAATACATCCCAATTGTACCATCCTCTGAGAACGATACTTTGAGATTCCATACGAAACTCCCACAGATGCATATCGAGGTTGGCTCACCACGAATATCCATCGCCCTTGTATAATCGGGTTTTAGTTCCGTTATACTTTTACTAGTCATCATCATCCTCTTCATCCTCGTACCAATCAGGTTGAGGTTGAGTAGGTGTTCCCCAATCGGGAAGCGGTATGATTGTTGACATAATCACGACCTTTCTGGAATGTCTGAGACATCCATTATTTCGGGATTAAATTGCAACCAAAAAGCCGTATCCCCTGAGGGATCTGCTTTGCCGTATCGATTTTTCACTGGTGCTACTGCTATATAGCCAGGAGCATTAGTGCCGACCGTACAAATCAGAGCAGGAAGTTGTGCAACCATGCCTTGAAGAGCACTTCGTGGTTGACAGGGATTCCCTACATACGACTCTTTGGTGTGATGCAATACTAGAACTGCAGCATTAGTATCCCTTGCTAAGTACTTCAGTTCTTTGATAGTGGAACGCATGCCCGCGAACTCTTCCCCACCATCGTTAGCAATATCCATAAGGTTATCGACAACGATGAGAGTCGGAGCACACCCCCACAATTCCTCGAAAGCAAGTACCTCTTGGTCAATGTCTGCCAGCGTTGGCGCTGACTCGAAAGACCAAAAGATATGCCCCGAAGCCTCATTGATTATCTTACGACTACCAGCAACATCATCGTTAAGCAGAAGTTCTGCATCACTCTGAGGCTTACCAGTAATCATAGATAGTAGGCGCATAGCCATTGTATGCGCGTTTGTGTCGGCGCTCACGTACAACGTCGGCACTTTAGAACGCAAAGCCAGTGCAAGAGCAAGAGTTGACTTACCAGCACCAGGGGTGCCAGCAATCATTGATATCTCTGCTCTACGAATAACAACTTTATTCGCTTCAAAGGTACGAAAGATATGCGGTAGCGGTTCGCCACCAATATCCTTACTACCTACTGCACGGGCTAATGTTCTCACTTAGAATGCACTCCACTCGGGATCGTTTCTACGTAACCAAATTGGTTCGCATTGGTCAGGGGTTCCCTTAGGGGAAGGACACATGTATGCCTTCCAAGGACCCTTTGCACCACTACCTGTACGCGTAGACATTTGTCCATGCTTACAAGTACGACCACTAGGTGCATGCGTTGATGCACCACCTGTTGGATGTGCTGTATGGTCTATCTGTGCACCTGGAAATGAATCCCGCACATTAGACACGGCTTGAACACCATTTGCTGGTGCTCCTGTTAGTGATTGAGCCATTGTAGTTAACAGTCCTTCTGTATCTACATCGCCCAATGCAGCATTTAGATTAGCAGTAAATTCTGCAATCGATTCTCCAGCAATCACAAAAATGCGACCATCTGGAAGTTTGCTGCTTACCTGGAAGTTTCCTGGCATTTGTATCTCTCCTATTCTACTCTAGAGTTTACAAACTTGCAGTGACTCATTACATCACATCTGCCACAGTTATTCAGGTTTGGCAGGAAGATGTCGCTCTTGCGAGCGCGGTCAAAGGTGTTGAGCATATCTTCTACTCGTTCAGCATTCAGGTTAGTCAAGTTCCATAAAGATACGTGACCAGTACGTGCATCCCAAAAACCAGCGGAGTCGACCAGAACTCCCTGCTTAGCAAGCGCCCACGCATAGACGGCTAACTGTAACGGATGTCTTTGGGATGACGCACCAGTCTTGATATCGACGAGCACCCTCTTGCCGTCGGGATCAATCATAACACGGTCAATCGCCATCTTGACTGTGCTATTTTCGATAGGAATCTCATACTGCTTTTCAATAAAATCTTCGTAGACTTTCCAGCCTTTACGGAACTCAATCCATTTATCAAGCATCCATATGCCTTCACCGTACCACCATGACATGTCTTCACGCTTAGCGAACTTCCATGTGCTCATGTCACCATTGAGTTCTTCATCTTCTTTGACTTGTTCAAACCAAGCACGATTCCAGATGTCCTCAGACTTGCCACCTTCGAGGTCATAGTATTCAGTAGCCTTATGTAAAGCAGAGCCACCAGTAAACCATACGGCATGACCTTCACCAACTTGGTCAACCTTGGTTAACTTATATTTCCAACCGCACTCTTGCCATGTAGAAAATGACGAGTACGAAATATGTTCAGGTAATCTATTCATACGAGCACTATAACCCACCTACACCTGCTTCGCAGGTAAGACTGCCCGAACCCTGATTTTAAGAAACGCCCCCCCTACCCCCCATAAAAATTAATGGTGGTTCAGGGGAGCGATTCGAGCAACTGCCGTCACCCGTCATTTGAAGTTTCCGCCCCACGGTTTCCCGCATGCGTAACTCTAGACTATCTGTTAAGATTACGCAGATGAGGGAGATAAACATGGAAACAACTATCAAGTACGCATTACAAGAGAAGTACGTCGAAGGCTTCAATAATGCCAAAGAAATGATTGCTAGGCAGATAGAGTCTGGGTGTATCGCTGATACAGGAGATCAAATTATAGTCTGTGAGCACTGCAAGAACTCAGCCAATATTGCTAGGGGTAAATATGGAAACATATGATGACTTGTCCAAGTGCACACGTTGTGAAGATATGGTCGGTACTGAGACCCTGGTTAAACTAGGTCCAGACGGCTTCTGCGAGATATGTTGGGATGACATGTAGTGGCGACTTATGAATACGAATGCCCTGGCGACGGGGAAGTAATCACCATCATGCGTCCTATGGACGAAGAGCCTAGGGAGTACGAGTGCCCTGTATGTGGTTCTACCCTACGCAGGGTGTACAATACACCTGCAGTACAGTTTAAGGGCTCAGGATTCTATAGTACAGGCGGTTAAATGACAAAAACACCCCCTACCCTAGTATTTCTACTCAGGTAAGGGGTGATCTCGTCTCTACGGGGCTCCTAGAGGCTTTAAAAGCCTACTTAGAGCCACGTCCAAACTCTGGTGCTGAAGCATCTAGTGCCTTCAAAACGGGTCCAACGAGACCTGCGAGGAATGCAGTAGCAAGGACCTTTGGGTCATGCTGACCAGCAGTGTATAGCGCAACTGCAGATGCTGCAGCAGCGCGGAAGTATGAAAGTGCGATTGATTGAAGTTTTGCTTTGTCGAACATAGTTCTCCTTAGGACTTAAAGGCTGGCTTGCCGAATCCTACGACAGTCACAGCCTGTGATTTACGGAGTTTAGATCCGTTCTTCTTCTTAAAAGCGCGAACCTTGAGGCAGACTTGTCCACCATTACGTTGGTCGCCCTTCTTATCAGGAGCGGTGTTACCCTCAACGCAGGTAACTGTTCCATCTCCGTTATCCTTGACCACAATACCGATATGTGAGATTCGATCTACACCATCGTTAGGGAAGTCAAAGAATACGATGTCCCCTGGAAATGGCATAGCAGTATCGCTTGCTTTTTCCCATTGGCTTTTCTTCATAAAGGCTGAGGCTCCTGCTGGTGTATACACACAGTTAGGAATCTTCAAGGCAACTTCATTGGCACACCAATTTACAAATGAACCACACCAAGGTTGGAAGTTAGCCTTAGTAAAGGCTCCATACTTGGTCTCATTGTCTTTAGGACCTTCAATAACGCCAAGTTCTGCTTGGGCTACTGCAACAAAGTCTGATCTTTGACCCATTACTTTTCTGCTTTCTTGCGAGGTGTTGATTTCTTT